AAGTTAGATTAATTCAGTATAGAAAATATGATGATATGACCCCCACCCTTATCATAATTTTAGATTAATAAAATAAATAATTTGAAAATATATTTAAAAATAATATATCTATATATATTATAGAAAAAAATGACTATTTTTGAAGGTTCACAGGGATCACTTAATTTATATTATAAAGGAATATTAATCAGTTCATTTGCATTAACTAAATATAAAACATTTGGACGTTATCAATATCAAGGTTACCACATAATATTACAATCAATGAAACAAGGGTTTAAAAAAGAACAAATTACACTTACATTAATTAATTTTTGTGATATAATATATTATAGAAAGAAAAATAAACAATCTATAAGACGTTCAGACCACGAATTTTTTCTTTCATGTTTATTTGGGTTGCTTAAACTAAATATAATTGATAATGATGAATCTAATGGTTATTTAATCATGAAAAAGAAAAAGAAAAAAAAAAGCTTTAATCTCTGTAAATAATTCTATGTTCATAATTATAAGTTTTTAACATCTTCATTTCTTTAAAACCATCATTTTTTAAACTATTTTCTACTACACTATTTATTGGTGCATAATTCGTATCATCAACAATAATTAATTTACTCATAAGTTTACAGTGATGTATATCATTATCTATTACATCTATTCCATGACCTCCATCCATATGTATAAAATCAAATGTATATGGAATTTTAGAATAATCATCTAATGTTAATCTTGTATCTCCTTCTATTAATTCTAATTCAACATTACTAAATTCTTTTTTTAAATATTCAAAACAAGGTTTTACATATTTATGTTCACATATATCAAATATAGTTATTTTTTCTAATGTTGGATTATTGTATAAAAACATTAAACAACTATGACCTCCATTAAATCCAATTTCCATTATATTCTTTTTACCTTCTGCTATTTTTTGTAAATTTTTTTGTTTATTATTTAATTCTGATAGTACATTAAAAGATTGGTCTTCATAAATACAATTACCTTCTAAAACTTCACCTGTATTTTCAATTATCTTTTTTAATTCTGATATATGTACATTCATTATAATATTGTATTATATTTTTTTTTTAATATAAATGCTCTTTTTAATTATTAGTCATTTTGACTAATTATTAAAAAGAGCAATTTAAAATATATTTTTTCAAAACTATTTTTCAGGACATAAATATCATATATGAGATTTCATATATGATATTTCATATAAATAAAATATCTATAATATTATAAATGATAATTATACATAAAACATTCAGTAAAACAGACTTAATTGATTTAATTAATGATTTAGATTTATCTGTAAGATTTAATCATCAAGATAATAAAAAGAATATACAAGATAAATTATTAGAATGTTTATCTAAACCAATAGATGATATTAATAAAAACTTTTATAATATAGAAAATAAAGATGGTTTATTATCATATTTACAAAATAAAAATCCAAAAAAGATATTAAATATAAAAGAAAAAAAAGGTGTAATGTTAATATGTAGACATATAATTAATTATTGTAAAAATAAACATAATTTAAAATATTGTAAATATAAAAATTTAAAAGATTTACAAGATGATATGGATTATATAAAACAATTTGGAGATATTCCTTCTGTAAGAAGGTCGTGCAGATTAATGAATCAAGATCCAAAATTTAAACATTATAAATTTAATGCATTAATATCTCCTCAAATTCAAATGGAATTAGAAGAAAAAAAAGTAATTAAAAATACAGAATTATACTCTTTAAAAATTAGAAAAGCAACTCCAGAAAATCCAATTATAATTGATTTGAGTTAGTTGTTTGATTCTCTTCATCATTTTCTTCTTCTTCATCATTTTCTTCTTCTCTATTATTATCTAGTATTGTTAATTTATCATCTTTTTTATATGGTGTAATTGCTTTTAAACCATTACATACTAAGGGTTTACGAACATTTGGATATTTATCACCAAATTTTTTATTAAACATTGTTATTATATCTAAATCTATATTTGGTGATGATTCTAATAAATTATCATATTCAGCTCTACATACTTTTAAAAAATCTCTTGCTGGTTTTCTTTTTACATCTTGTAACGATAATTCTATTTCTATTGCTCTACCAAGTTTAGACCATGATAAAGCACTAATTCTATGACCTTCATATATTTCACTATATCTCAAAAAACTCAAAAGAGTTCCAAGTATACCACAAAATATATTTAATGAACCAATACAAGCACTAAAACCGTGTTTAAAATCTTCTGGTACATAACTATCAGTAGCAAAATTAGCAGTTCCAGTTAAAGTAGATAATACAATAATTGGAATTTGTAGATGATGATATTTCTTCTTATATTTTCTTTGACCAAAATTATGTAAATAAGCATAACACATACTAATCTCTCCCCATTCACTTAATAATTCTTCTATTTCATCAGACCATTTTTCTATATCATCTGGTATTTCTCTCGGTGTTTGTAATATTTCCATATATTATTTAAATATATTTTTATTTAATGAAATGCTCTTTTAAATGGTTTTATGGAAGTTTCAAGCATTAAATATTTCCATCATTCCATCTGTAAGTCTCGCAACTCTCATATACTCACAATAAGATTTAATAACATTTGGAACTCTTCCACTTGGAGAGAATGAACCAGACAAAAATAATTCAATACCTCTTTGACCCACACGACCATTAGTCAGACGAGATCCCAAATAGAATAATTGTCCTTCTAAATTAACAGATTGATCTCTTCCATCATAATTTTCTGTATTTGTAAAACTACCAGCAACAGATTCATTACTGTATTCTCCACGAGTTAAGAACGGAACACCTTCACTATCAGCTAAAATACTGAACAATCTTGCTGTATTATCAACATCACTAGTATATTCAAATCTATCATTGTATCTAATATTGTATTTAACACCTCCAGAAACACCATCGGCTCCAACAAAAGGAGCTAATGAATTATGCTGACCAAGAATAGATTGTTCATTAACAGCAGAAGCATCAGCACCAATAGTAGTAATTATTCTTGAAACTAATCTATTAGCCATACCAAGATTCCGAATAACACCAGAAGCTAAATCTGTTTGAGATGTGGTGTGTTCAGTTAAACGATAATCAACAAACGAAAAGCTCATATCTTTATTAGCATTTGCGTATCTTTCCATTTCATCACTAGCACCATAAAAGATGTAATCAGCACAGAATTTCAATTCATTTCTATCAATATTCATTGCTATATCAGTAGTGTCTCCACTTCCAATTTGAGCTCTGAATTTAGTAGTTGGTTCAAAAGTTAGTTCAATATTAATGGGTTCATTTATCATGTAAAGTGGAAGCTGATGAACCTTAAGGAATGGAAATAAATCAGATAAATCAATCATATAAGTTGGGCACTCAGTTGGTTCAGTAGCATCCATTGTTGACCAATCTGGAAGAAATAGATTATTAGCTTCTGGTTCAACTTCGGTATTTAATCCAATATTACTCGCAAAAACTTCACTATCCGTATTGTATACGAATTTATGATTCAACCATCTACCAGTAGTAGCCAGTTCTCTGTCTATGTTACTCTCATTTGTAATTAAAGAAGATTTAACTGCGTACAATGAATTCCAAGAATCTAATTCATTCAAAATTTTATTACCAACTTTCAAAACTGCTTTTTTAATAACTTGTCCAATACCGACTTGAGGAGCAAAATAAACATCCTCGTTAGTAGATTCTGGAACAATACTCATAAATATTTTAGAATGTGAATGTAAAAATCCCTTGTTTTGAAGTGTAAATCTAGTGAATCCAGTATTAGTTGTTGAACCTTGACTGAATACAACTGGTTCAAGTAAATCAGTTTCTACTTGTTGTATGTAATTAACTGGAATTTGTTGTAATTGAATAAAATCTGGAATAGATTCATCTGAGGGTTGTGTTGTATCACTTATATCACTCATATTTTTATAACTTAATAGATATAAAATTATTATTAAAAAAATTATTAAAAAAATACTTATAGAAAAAAATTATTGAATTAATTGAACTCCGTTGCTGTTGTATACTAACTGAGCCTTAGACTTAATGAATATGTATACACCAATGGGATTATCACGATTTAATTCAGATTCAATAGAAACACCCCACTGCTCAGTGCTAAAATCTTCACCTTGTCCACCAAGTCCATAAGAGACACCAAGACCAGTTAAACCACCACCATTAGCAATGTTAGAATATGATGATTCATTAGTGTTCGTAATCATATTATACGATCTATTAGCATTAACTGGTGAGATGCTGGTTCTATCTCCAGTATAATCTGGTGTAACAGCATCAACAAAACCTTTAACAATCTGAGGGTCTGGAAGAGTAGCAGAACCATTTGAAATGATATTATTAACAAAATCAAAATCTGCTGGAAATTTAGAACCACCTTTAAGGAATTGAATTCTACGGAAAAAAGCTAAATCTGTATCACTCGCATCTTTACCAGATGGGAATGTTGTTGATTGTCCATCAGCAGTTAGAGTGTTGATATTACTCACAGGCATAAAGGTCATAAAAGCAGATAATACATTACGGAGAGCAAGAGAATATTGTAATTGAGCATTAGTAGAATTAATAGAAGTATAAATAGATGTAATACTATTGAATTCATAAACACCCTGTGATTCATCGCCACTAATACTTCCTTCTGGAATATCACTAATTTCACAGCATAATTTAAGGTTGCTTAATTCATAATGAGCCTCAGTAAGTCCAGAAGCATTTCCACTAATAGCATATAGCACGTTACTGTCCGGCATCAAATTTAATTCATATTGGACACCCCCAAATGCGTCTTGATTTAAATTTACCATATTTCCACCCATTTGGAATCCACAAGGTAAATGCATACTGAATGAATTCGTTTGAGGAACTGCTCCACTTGGGCTCTCCATAACTGCTTTTCTGAATGTTTCTGCATTGGGCATAATAAGACAGCTTTCTCCAAGATGTCCGATTTGGTCTTGAACAGAGCTGGTTAATCCCATATAAGTATTAAGGTATTTTGCGTAATGTCTAATATTTTCACAAATCATTTTAGATTTTACAGCACGAACAGTAAGAGATTCAAAACAATTATATATACCCAATCTGTTATTCATTGTAACACCATCTCCATCACTGAGAGCAGTGGGAGTAGCAAGATTGTCCTTGTAAGCATTAAAATTACCAACAATTCTAACAGAACG